AACTGAATATTGGTGCAGGTGACGTACCTCTTCCGGGTTACATCCCGGTGGACCGCAAGATCGGGAAAGAGGCGTACCCGCTCGACTACCCCGACGAATCCGCAGACGTAATCCGCGCCAGCCATGTTCTGGAGCACTTCGATTGGCGCACCGTCCCGAAGGTGATTGCCGACTGGCGCCGCGTTCTCAAGCCGGGCGGCATCATCAAGATTGCCGTGCCTGACATGCGTTGGATTGCTGAACACATCGACCACCCCATGTCACTCGCCTACACGATGGGCGGGCAGACGGATTCCAACGACTTCCACAAATCCGCGTTCACCACCGAATCCCTGGCAAAGCTACTGAGGGATTCCGGCTTTGACGCCATCACCTCGTGGAAATCTTCCATCGAAGACTGTGCCGCCCTCCCCGTGAGCCTGAACCTCCAGGGCAGGAAGACAGCAGGGGCGCCGGTACTGCCGAAGTCGGAGCGCACGAAGATCGCCGCAGTTATGTCGATGCCGCGGCTGGCGTTCTCCGAAAATATGTTCTGTGCCGCGTCAGTGCTCCCGCAGTTGGATATCTCGCTTTCCACAGTGACGGGGGCGTTTTGGGGGCAGTGCCTTGAACGCGGCATGGAACGGTGCGTGGAAGAGGGGGCGGAATGGCTTCTCACGATTGACTACGATTCCGTATTTGATGCGGAGACGCTGAAGGAACTGTGTTTCCTGCTGGCTGAGCATCCGGAGGCGGACGCAATCGCCCCGCTCCAGGCCCGCCGCGAAGAAGATTGTGCCCTCGTCCGCATCGAAGACGAACACGGGAACGCCCGGAACAAACTTCGGCAGAGCGAACTGGACGCCCCACTCCTGAAGGTGGCATCGGCGCACTTCGGGCTGACCCTGTTCCGGGTGGAGTCTTTGCAGAAGTTGCCTCACCCGTGGTTCATCGGCCAGCCCAACAAGGAAGGCCGCTGGGAAGAGGGGCGGGTGGATGAGGATATTTACTTCTGGAACCAGTGGAAGGCTATCGGCAATACGCTGTTCCTGGCGCCGAACGTGCGGGTGGGGCATTTGCAGTTGATGGTGTCGTGGCCGAACGAGAAGTTCCAGCCGGTTCACCAGTACGCCGGGGAGTACCGCAAGAAGGGCGCCCCCAAGTTCACCAATCGTTCCCCCTTAGCTCCGGCGCGGGCCAGTGCGGACGCGCCGGAGTTTGGGAATGGGGGTGAGGAATGAAGGTGCGTGTGATTCGAGCATTCGGCAATTACCGCAAAGGCGACATCCTGACCCCAGCCGGCGTGTACCGTGACCAACTCATCGCGCAACGGCTGGTGGAGAAGGTGGAGGAAACCACCCCCATCCCGATGGATCCGCCGGCGGTGTTGCAGGTGTCCGAGCGTGCGGAACCGGAGACGGCAGTACGCCGCACCAAACGCAGGGGTGGCCTATGAAGCTGCGGTCCTATCAGCCATCCGTACTGCCCACCAGCGAGCCCCTGTCGCTGAGCGAGGCGAAGTTGCACCTGCGCGTGGATGGCGACGACGAAGACGAATTGATTGGCTCCCTGATAACGGCGGCGAGGGAGTATTGTGAGACCAGTACCAACCGCCAGTTTGTGACGGCGACTTTCGTTGGCAAGCTGGACGAGTTTCCCACCGAGCTAGAAAACGGTTGGTACGAAATCACGCTCCCCCGTCCGCCGCTTCAGAGCGTTTCGAGCATCACCTATGTGGACACGGCAGGGGCAACGCAGACGTTGAGCGCCGGGGTATACGCGGCGGACACATCCATTGAGCCTGGGCGTGTGCGGCTGGCTTACAACCAGACATGGCCGACCATCCGCACCCAGCCCAACGCCATCAGCATTACGTTCGTGGCTGGCTACGGCGACGCCGCTGACGTTCCCGAAAGCATCCGTGCGGCAATGAAGTTGATTCTTGGGCACCTGTACGCGAACCGCGAGGCGGTCAACGTCGGGAACATCGTCAATGAGTTCCCCATTGCCGTGGATGCACTCCTGTCCCGCTATTCACTACCGGAGGTTTACTAATGGCAGTTCCTACCCGCGTCGAAGGCGACCTGTACGTGAATGGCGGATTGTCGAGCAAGACGTTTACCGCTCCCAGTGGAAGCATCACGAATGCGATGGTGGCGACCAATGCCGCCATTGCCGCCACAAAGGTGGCACACCAGCACCGGCTTGTGTTGTCGCAGAGCGGCACGGCCACTTCAGTGACGCAGCCGATTTACCACTGCTACGGGGCGACGGGAACCACGATTGCGGTCTATGCCGGATCCATCGCCATCGCCGTGGGCGCGGCAACCGTGACGGTGGATGTCAAGAAAAACGGGACCACGATTCTTTCGGGGGTCGTCACGCTGAACAGTTCGAGCGTCGCACGCATCGGGCAGGCCGGCACCATCACGGTTCCGGCGCTGGTGGCAGGCGATGTGCTGGAGGTGGTGACAGTGGCGACGGCGGGCGGCGGCACGCTCCCGACCGGGTTGTTTGTGGCGGTGACCGTGAATGAGGATGCGGCGTAATGGCAGTGACCGTACGAGCCGGCGACTTGCGCCACCGGGTAATCGTCAAGCAGAAGGCGACGCAAACGCCCAATGCCGTGGGCGAGCCTCAGACCACATGGTCCACCCTGGCAACCGTGTGGGCCAAAGTGGCGCCGCTGAGTGCCCGCGAGGCCGAACGCGCCAAGAGCGTGGGCGAGATGGTGTCGCACACCGTGGAGTTGCGATACCGGAGCGACATCACCGCCGGCATGAAGATCACGCACCGCACGCGCGACCTGTATATCAACGGGGTCATGGATGTGGATGAAGCCAAAGTGAAACTCATGCTGTACTGCTCGGAGGTGCCAAGTGGGCAGTAAGATCATGGGCGCCGATGAAATGATTATGGCCTTGCAGAACATGCCGGAGCGAATCGCAAAGAAGCGGATCCGCCCGGCCCTGCGCGAAGCCGCGAAGGTCATTCGTGCCGAACTGGTTCAGAACGCGCCAGTGGACACAGGGTTGACGCGGCGGGCGATTCGCATTGGAAGGTGGAAGAGAAAAAGGAACCTTCTTTCTATAGCCGTGTCCATCGGTGCGAAAGATTACGCAGGCCAGACGTTCTACGCGGCGATGGTCAACTATGGGTGGAAGGTTGGCAAGCGGCCAACGGGCGGCAAGGCTGCATTCCTGAACGACCGCCGAAAGAAGATTCCCGGCACGCGATGGATGAACATCTCCTTTGACACCGCCAAGGATCTGGCGTTGCAGGTGTTCAACTACAAACTCCAGCAGGGTATCGAGGAAGAGGCGCGAACGTCGGAGGCGTTGAAGTAATGCTTGCGACCGCCATCTATGCTCGCCTTGCCGCAACGTCCGCAGTGACCGCCCTTGTGGGCACGCGCATCATGCCGATTGGATCGCCCAGCAATACCTACCCCTTGATTGTGTATGACATCGACCAAGAAAAAGAAGAGTCGATTGATGAGATGGTGGGCAAGGAATTCTTTGTGACGCTGACGATGGTGGCGGGCGGGCCTGGGGTAACGGACGCATACACGCGGGCGCATGCGGTGGCATCGGCGGTCAAGACGGCATTGGACCGCCAGAAGGGTACGTGGGGCGGGATCGTGGTGGGCGGGTGCTTCTTCAACGGTGCGTCTGAGGAGCAGTTCTACGAGGGGTCTAATTCTGAGGTTCCATTTTGTGAGGTGGAGCACACGTACCGCGTGTGGGCCGCTGCTTAACTGAGGAGTTATCCACATGGCTGAAAACACTTCCGAAACCGTTGGGCACGGCGCATCCATCGCATACGGGACCGCTGCCAGCTTCACCGTACTGAGTGACTTGTACGACCTGAAGCCCAACGCCATCTCCGTGGCCGAAGTCGTCACCACAAAGCTTAATTCCGCGACGGCGACCAGCCAACCGGGCACGCCCGACTTTGGCGAGGTGACGGCCACCATCCCGTACAACTTCACCACGAGCAATCTGGTGCAGGGTTGGATCACCGCTAAGACGGTCCAGAACTACAAGCTGGCGGTGGACGACTTCACCACTGCGTCTTCACAAACGTTCGTGGGATGGATCAAAACCTTTGAGCCGATGTCGGGTGACCTCCAGAAGGATGAACCCGCCAAGGCGAACATCACCATCCGCATCACGGGCGCCGGCACGCTAACCACCGGCACGTAAGCCATTCTCTAAGGGGTGAACATGGGCAAGATTGATGCATTCTCTGCACTCGTGAAGCGTGTTCCCGTGGAGGGTACGCCGTACTTCCTGCGGGTGATGGCGGGCAAGGATTGGACCGCATGGCAGCAGTACGTACAGAACCGGAATGAAGCCGACGAAATCCGGTTGTTGGATAACGCGCAACTACTGGTGCGGTGCCTGTGCGATGAGGATGGCGTGCGTCTGCTGGAGGATGGCGATGCCGAACAACTTGTGTCGCAGGTGGATGTCAGGACGCTACTCCAGATGTTCGACGCGGCGATAAAGCTCAACACGCTGTCTGAGGTAATCGAAGCCGAAAAAAAAGACTACGCGCCGATCCAGAACTGAGGTTCTGGCTCAAGGTGGCGCGGGTGATGGGATGCACGCTCGCGGAAGCCCAATCCCGCATGTCGAAAGAGGAGTTTTTGTTGTGGCTCGCGGATTACCAGTTGGAACCGTGGGGAGAGACAAGGGACGACATGCGGGCAACGGCGCTGGCGTTCACGGTGGCGGCGGTCAATGGCGGCAAGCCGAAGTTCGCCAACATGCAGGATCTGGTCAACCCGTGGGCGAAAGGTCTGGAGGCGCCACCGAAGATGCCGACACGGGCGGAACTAATCGAAAAGGTGATGGCGTTTAACGCGAGCCTGGGCAAGAGGTAATCATGTCTTTCATCGGATCGTTGCTGTGTATTCTGAAGGCGGACGCGAGTGCGTGGCGCAAGGGGTTTGACCAGGCCGGGAAGGATACCGAAAAGCTCAAGTCGAAATCTAACAGCCTGTTCAAGCAACTAGATTCGCAGTTTGGTGATAAGTCGAACTTGGGGCGCGGGTTAAAGATTATGTTCGGGGGCGCTGCCATCGGCGGCATCGGGTTGGCAATCAACAGGTTTGCGCAGTTGGGGGAATCGCTCGGCAAGATGTCGATTGATGCCCGCACCGGAGCAAAGAACCTTACGGATGTGTATGACGAGATAGCCCGCGGCCTGCCACTTATCGGAGGTCTGGTGCGTGGGCTGGAGGGGTTGCAGGAGGCGTGGACGGGGGAGATTGCCGCCAAGCAGGAATCCGCCCGTGTGAGCGCGTTGCGTGCAGAGGCGTTGAAGAAAGAGCGGGAGGAGATGGAGCGGCAGAAAGCCGCCGCGGAGAAGGCGGTACTGTCGATTGAGGAGCGGACCCGCCGCACCATGCGAGACGCGCGGATTGCCATGAAGCCGGAGGGTCAACAGGAAGTGCGACGGGAAGCCGCCCGCGTCAGCGATGAACTGATGGAACTGGCACGGCTCAAGAATGAGGCGCTTCGCGAGTCGGGTGCCACGCTGGAGGCAATCGAAGCCGCGTCCAAGTTCCGGAACTGGGATCAGGCGGATGTACTGCGGAAGCGCCGGGCCGAGATTGAGAAGTCGTTTCAGGATGCAATGGAAGCGGCGCAGTTCAGCAGCGATGTTGCGATTGACAATATGGCAATCGACAAGCTGAAGGCGCAGTGGGCCGAGATGAAGACGGCGGCAACGGAGATATGGGAGGCGTCCGGCAAGGCACTGAGAAAGAATGTAACCGCACCGATTGAGAAGGTGCGGACCATGATCCAGTTGCAGAACCCCCGCGTGCAGGCTGAGGAAGTGTTCGGCTCGCGTCGGGTGACGGATGCCGACGTACCGCAGCCGTTCATCGAGATGGAGAAGACGGCGAAAGAGCAGTTGAAAGAACAGAAGGCGACCACTAACGCCACGCAAGCCCTGCTTGAACCCATCAAGGCGTTCGGCAAGGGCTTTGCGATTGTGACGGGATGGTGACATGGCAACGCTGGTAAGAGTAGACGAGATCCGGAACAAGGTGGCAGATGTGACGGTGGGCACCACCATCACCGCATCGCAGGAACGCAAGTTCCATGTGGAGTATTCCGACTACACCGTTGAGCCCGTGGATGCCGTGTACGCCACTGGCATCCCGGCGTTCGGGGAGGCGTTAGGTTCTGGCTCGCTGGTGCTGAAGCGCAAGACGGCGGAACAGAACGCCGATAAGCCTGAACTATTCACGGTCACTTGCACGTATGAATTCCCCACGCCCGGGGAAGAGGCGGCGCCGGATAACCCTGACCCTGATGGCGAACGCTGGGCGATTGACATCACCATTCAAAGCCTGATGTTCGAGGTGGAGACGCAGAAGGACGCTTACGACAACCCTATTACCAATAGCGCATACCACCCCATCTCCGGGGTGATGACTCGCAGGTACGACACCGAAGTCGTTGTGTCGTTTACCACGAACGTCATTGATTGGGACGGCATCGACTTGTGCTTAGGCAAGGTAAACAGTGCGCCCGTGGTGATGACCATCAACGGGCAATCCCGCACCTTCGCCACGGGAACCCTGCTGTTCGACCGCTACGCATTGCAGACCGTCCTGGATGACACGGGCACCCAGCGCCCACGCATGACGTACGTACTCCTGCATCGGTTGGAAACATGGCGGCGCCGGCTGGCGGATAAGGGATTGTATGAATTGTACGTGAACCCCGCAGACAGTTCTCTCATGCGGATTCCAATCCGCGATGGGGAGGGGAATCAAATCACGGTGCCGGTGAACCTCGATGGCGAGGGCGGGCAGGCGGTTCCTGGGGATCAGGTGGTAATCCTGCCGGCACCCAACAACCTCTCCGGCCTGACGCCGGGCATCGGGTACGAAATAAACGAGTTGGTGGACATGGGCACTGAGCTTCTGTGGGAGATTGGCACTTGACCAACACCTCTCACGGTTTCGATGAGAAGGGCATCCGCCGCGTGATTAAGGCGACGCGGTACGTGGAGGGCATTCCAACCCATCGGGAGACTGCTGACTATGGAACTGGCACCAGTTCCAGGCGGATCGTGGTACGCCTAGAGGTACGGGACTCAACGGATAAGTGGAAGGTTTCGGAGTGGACGCAGGTGCGGCGGCTGGAGGATGGAACGTACGAAGATCAGCCCAATGGATTGACGCACGAAACCAGTTCGCTTCCCCTGCTGGAGCGGAACAGCCTGGAGACGTTCCGGGCGGATGCCACCAACGGGGATGTGGTGGTGATCCATCGGGAGTGTCTGTACACGGACGAGGACGAAGTATCGGCGTGCTGGGTCTTTGATGCTCCTCCGGCAAGGTTCACGGCCCGCATCACGGCGGTATCCGGCAGCTTCCCGGCGTGGTCTTACACGGTGCAGCGGGTGGTGTCTTACAACAGTGCGGGCACGGGGGCGGCAAGGGCGGTGACGGATGGGGTAAACCTGACGGCATTGAATGGGTTTGAACTGGTGACGGGCACGGCTCCGTACACGCACGCCACTGGCATCACCATCACCAATGCAACCACGGGGGTGGTGAATAGCGGGTCGTGCCTAATCCAAGCCATAGGGGTGGGTGCGGTGGTGGATGTTGACACGATTCCCGATTCCAGCGGCGGCGGTGTGACGTACATCTTTAAGGTTCCGAACTCGGCGGAAGACTAATGCCAGTCAATTCCTGCTGCTGCGGTTCCACCCCGTACCGGCAACCCCGGTTCTGCGATTCGGATACCGTGGCGTTTACCGCTATGCTCGCGAGCGAAGCCGCAGGCGTTACCGGCGCGTTCAATATTGATGGGGACTCCACCTGCTATTACTTCGACTTTGGCGATGACACCATTACCGATACGTCGGGCATGGTCATCATCGACACGGGGGACATCACAGAGCACACGGATTGCGAGGACTGCCAGCCGTGCGAAACAACCTTTGCCTATTCCACCGAAGATGAATACCTCGTCATCCCGCCAGCAAACATTGACTTCGGCATCCTCGATGTCACGACCTGTTCGCCATCGGTTACGGATGTTCTGGTGACGCGCGTCGTCGGTCTGTTTTGGGGCGACGCAGGCGGGAGTATCTGTCTTGTGGGGGCGCTTAGCGAGAACGCGGCAAGCCAAGTCAATTTGACCAACACATCGGACGGCCCTGGACAGTGCCGCTATTGGGCTGTGGGTCACAACTGGGCTACCGCATCGTACGGTGTGGCGGCGGCATCGTGGCGGCGTTGGCAAAGCGGCATGAACGTCACCGGCATTTATTGGCCGAACGGTACGAACCAGCCGGACTTCCCACAGCAGACCGAACCACTGTACGTGGAGGCAGTGCTCCCATGAACGAGGTATTCGCCAGCTATGGCAGTGTGGAGAAGCGGTGTGCGGCTGTTCCAGGGTGGATGGACGCAATGAAACCCGCAATCGTTCGGGAGGAACCGGGACACGGCTACTGGTTCGATAAGGACCACCCGGCATGGCAAGAGATGTGGAAGCGGAACCGTGGCCGGCAGATCCGGTCTGGTCCGGTAGACCCTGCTGTACAAGCCGCCATCCGCAAGCAGATAGGCGGCTGCCGGGGCTGCGGCGACCATAACCCGTTGGTGGATTAGCGGGAAACGTCCACCACGCTGACGCTGACGATGGTGCCGTTGGTGATTTGGACAATCCACTTTTTAGGCTTCTCTGGCTCAGACGGCATGTATGTCCAGGCCATCGTTGTGTTTGTGATCTGCCTCGCGCCTGTGCCGCGTTGGGTGTTCTTCGTTACCTCGAAGAATGACGGGACGCTGGTGCCGCTCATGCCGGCGCGGAGCCTGCTCGCCTGCTGGGCTTGGGCTTTCGCCTTGGCGAGTTCCGATTGTGCCGGCACGGGCGCCGGCTTGGGTTTCGGCTGCGACGCCTGCCCCGTGCAGACAGCCAGTGCGAGTAGTGCGGCGATGAAGATGCGTGACATTGTTACCTCCCACACAGTAAGCGACACCCGCCGAACATACCCGCAACACAATCGCGAATCAACACCTGTTCATTTCCTAACCCTGTTCAGTCCAGATGAACACGCACCTATATGCACTATCCTTTTTATCTGCATATCCCAACTTGTTCATTGCCTACGCGCGCGCGTACGCGGACAATACAACGCATAGCCAAACACGAGAAGAGGAGAGAACCTGCCGTGATACTCGCACAAACCATGCCACACTTGAACGCCGAAACATTGGTTCCCATCGGCGGGGTCATCGTTGTGGTCATCGCCATCGTCCAACTGTTCCGCAGAATCGACAGGATGGAGAAGACAATCAGTGACGTAGCCCGGTCGCTGCGGGAGGGGTGGACGCATAAGGACCAGCAAATCTTCACCCTCGAACTTCAGCTTGAACTCAACAAAAAGAACATCCCGGTGCAGGTGCCGGGAGCCACGCGGACCTACAACCGTGAAGAGTCCAAGGATGACCAGCTTCGGTAATGCCATGTTCCGCAACCGCGCCGCGATGCTGTTCCAGCAGTACGGGCTCGACGTTTGCCCGCACAACATCCTGAAGTCCGAGCCGTGCGACGACTGCCTGCGGGACTTCATCACACAGAGCATCCGGAACAGCACTGAACGCCAACTCTACGCGGGCTACTCGCGGCTGTGGAAAGCCGTCGTGCAATTCGAGCCAACGGAGGAAAACGATGTTTCACATGGAGTCAGTTCCGGCATACGTCAAGACCGCCACGGATGCTCAGGGGCGACGATTCCGTAACAGTCGCGGGCAATTCTTGCCGTCCATCTACAAAGTCACCGCCGCGTTTGTGTGGAAGGATTCAAATGCAAGTCTGTCTTTTAATTCTGGCACAACTGATTCGCGTTGGACTGTCCGCCCTCGCCGGCAAGTTGGGCGTTGACCTGACCGGCGTAGACGTAGGCGCGCAATCCGAAATCCTCGCGGGCACCATCGCGGTCATTGTCGCCATGCTGCTCCGCGTCTACGCCCCGAAGGTGTGGCGACTACTCAAACGAAAGGGGAAATCATGAAACCGATTCCACCTGCACCACGGCTTTACCGGGACAGCTTTGGTGTGATGCGCCCAATCGGAATGCCGCGAACTCCCCGCACGGTTAGTTTCGAATGGTTTCAAATCGTTGTGGTTATTGCGGCGGGCGCTTTACTTCTGCTTATGCTTTCCGGACTTGTCGGCTGCAGCAACCTCACGCCGAACCAGCAGTACCGTCATTCCGCCGCCATCTACAACGGCGCGTCATTGGGCATCTTCGCCGCGGACGTTGCGGGCAAGCTGCCGGCGGAGGCCAAGGCGGATGTGGTGAAGTACCAGGATGCCGCCCGCGATCGGCTGCTGGAGGCCCGTGCGTGGCTGGTGGCGAATCCGGCGCTTGCCGATGTGCCGGGCGTGGTGCCGCCGAGTCTGGACTTGACGAAGGCTGCCGTGGACGTTCTGCGGCGCTACGTGCGGCGATACCTCATCGGCCTGCCCCCGCTGGTGCCGATGGATGTGCCGGGACAGGTGGAGGCGGAATGAGCCGTGAAATCTACATCATCGCGGTGGACTTCGATGGCACGATTGCGGACCACCGATACCCGGACATCGGGCAGGAGGTTCCGGGCGCGTTTCGATACCTGAAAGAGTTTCAGGAGCGTGGCTGCAAACTAGTCCTCTGGACGATGCGGTCTGACTGCCCGGAAAACGGTCCAACGCTGACCGATGCTGTGGAGTTCTGCCGCCAGCATGGCATCGAGTTTTTCGGCGTGAACCACAACCCCGAGCAGGGCGATTGGACTTCCTCGCCCAAAGCATATGCACACCTCTACATCGATGATGCCGCGTTCGGATGCCCACTGCGGGAAAACCCGCGCATGGGCGGCAGGCCGTTTGTGGATTGGTCGATTGTCGGGCCTGCGGTATTGGCAAAGTTGGGGGTCGAATGAACCGCCTCGCCATCCTCACCACCCTCTTGCTCGCGTCATGCACCGCGCTACCCCCGCAGCCGACGCCTGCCCAGCAGCAGCAACAGGCGCAGCAGGTCATCGAATCCATGAGGGGGCAATGATGCGTTGGGATTTTGTGTCAGGCTTTCGCCAAAAGGTCAACGACGGGTCCGCGTTGTGGACCCTCGCGGACATGCTGCGGGTGCCGACTGAGTACCGGCACGAGTGGGATAGCGACCTGTACCCGATGCTGAATCACACCGACGGACCACGCGGGATCGTCGTCTACAGCTACGGATGCGCGGCCCTGTTCAATGCATGGAAGAAGATGCAGGACGTGGGCGAGTCGATATACAACGTCGATTGGCTGGTCATCATCGCGGGCGTCAACCGCAAGGGCTGGAAGCAGGCATGGTCGAAACACTGGGTCATTCCCGAATACGTTGACCGCGCCGTGTGTTTTTCCACCGTCTACCGCCACTCCGTCCCCGGTCGGTTTCCCGTCATCCCCGAGTGCTGCCCCATCCGCAACCCGTCGGCGCGCTACCAGAACATCCCGGTCTTTTGGGATGGCGTGGACCACGGCAACGTTGTCAGCCTGCCCATCGTGCGGGAAACGCTCGCGGCGATTGGGGGTGTGGAGTGAGGCATGTCTACTACGTCCAGCCCGACAACGACGGACGCCCCGTAGCCTGCTTTCTCACAGAGGCAGAGGCTATCGCCCGCGCGAAGGCGGTGCATAGCTACGCCACCGACGAGGCGGCCTTGGCCGATTTCATGGCAGTGCATTGGGCGTCGTTCGAGCCTGAAGACTTCATGCCTGAAGACTTTATCGCGCCTTTACTGGATGGGGGTGCCGCATGATCCCCCTCCCCCACGCGCGCGTCGCCGGCCAGCGCCCCTGCCAGTTGCCCGCGTATTGCATCTGCGGCGCGCGTTCACCCGAGAACTGCCCCGCGTACAAGTGCGACAAGTGCAGGCAGAAGGAGAAGGACCGTATCAGAGACTTGGACAACACGCCCCCCGCTCACCTGTCCGCGTCCGCCGAAGACACGGCACGCACGGGTGCCGGGGGTGCCTTGTGAACAGCCGCCAGAAACGCAAGCGAGCCCACGCGACACGCCTACGCAGCATCAGGTGCGTGAAGCACACGCTTGCGTGGCACTTTCTACGAAGCTTCCACCGCAGGGGATGGCTTATCGGGGGTGCCTTGTGAGCATGAATATTCTTACTCCTTGAAAGGGAACATATGCATTACCGCAACGGACGAGAAGCCAAGAACGGCGACAAAATCGTGAAGCTCGAAGGCGGCAAGGTCGTATCCTTCGGCGTCCTCCATTCCGCCGTTCCCGGCAGCGACTACTGCAACGGCAACATCGCCGCCATTCAGCCCGTCAACGACTACGCCTGCATGTGCGACTGCCTCCACGTTGACGACGTGGCCGCTCTGCTCGCGGAAAAGGGGTTGGACAAGCGACCAACCGGGAAGTGACATGAGCCAGCGTTACGCCAGCATCCGCCGCCAGTGCCGCAGTTGCGGCATCGTCCTGTACGGCCCGTGGGGTCTGCCGGAAGAGGTATGGCGGGCCTACATCGAACTGGTGCAGGGCAAGTGGGTGACGTTCAAGGGCGAGACGTTCGAGCCGCATCACCAGTGCTCGCATCCGATGACGCTGGGGGTGCTGGAAGTGGTGGAGATTCGATACAGCTACGTCGCGCCGTTCACGAACAACATGCCGGATGACGAAGACAAGCGGCCCAGCGTGATTGACCCGGACAGCGAGTTTGGCAGGAGCGGATTGTAAATGGACTCACGCATCGAAACCTATCAGCACATCAACACTGTGCGGGACTTCATGGGGCAAGCCGTCAAGGGCCTGCTACATCGCCAACAGGCGCATGACGCATCAAAGCTCGTGTCGCCAGAGGTTGAGGTGTTCGATGAGTTCACGCCAAAGCTCAAAGAAAGCACCTATGGGAGCGATGAGTACAAGGGATTTCTGGCGGCGATGGGGCCTGCACTTCAACACCACTACGCCAACAACTCTCACCACCCCGAGTATTTCTCCAATGGGATTCGCGGCATGAACCTACTGGATGTTCTGGAAATGCTGTGCGATTGGAAGGCGGCAACCATGCGGCACGCGAACGGGGATATCTTGAAGTCCATCGAAATCAATCAGAAGCGGTTCGACTACTCGGACGATCTGAAAGCCATCCTCATCAACACCGTCAAAGATATGGGGTGGCAGGCCGCATGAGGTTCCTCCTCGCCATCCTCGCCCTCGCCTGCCTCGGCTTCACCTTCGCCCCCGCCTCAGCCCCCCGCCAAGGCACGGAAGCAGACGCCGCCGTTCTGGACGGGCAGCCGGTGCAGTTCCGCCGCAGCGCCGAACAACTCGGCCAGCGCGTGACGCGCGTCGTGCAGCACTCGCAATCAGGCGGCGTGCGCGTGGAATGCAGGACCGAACTTGTCGCGACCGGCCTGCTGTTCGAGTTCACCATCACGAACGGCTGGACGCAGCGGCTGGACTCGATTGACCTGCGCCTGCCCGAAGTCGGCACGCCCCCGGATACGCGCATCTACAGCCCGCTCAGGGGCGGCAGCGTGGCCGATGGGGGGCAAGGCTCGACCGGCAACTGGCCGGGACCGGCCTATTCTCCCATCGTGACGGTCTACAGCGGCGATGACACGCTGGCACTGACCTACCTGAACCGCCAGCTAAAGCCTGTCTCCTGCTTCTGGTTCGCTGGCAAGGGGTGGTTCAACCCGTTCCTGCGGTATCGGCTGGACCTGGACCCCGGCGAAACAATTACGTTGACTGCCGATTACCGCATCATGCAGGGCGGGCCGACAGCGCATTGGTCGTATTTCAGGCAGTACCGGCTCATGCCGTTCATGCGCGACCTCAATATCCCCGAAGCCACGCTTGACCTGCCGCCCGGTCCCATCGCGTATAGTAACTGGACCAACCCGGAAGACATGACCGCAGCACTGGCAAAGGCTAAGGCTGGCGGGGCCGCGGCATTCATACAGTGGAGTCCTCCCGATGGCAGCAGCTACTTTTACGATCCGTACCCGCCTCACTTCTCATGGTTTGAGGCCCTGCCAGCCAACCCCCCCATTGCCGTTGGAGTCCTGGTTAATCCCTTTGTATCCCCACCGCTCAAGGCAGATAGGGTCGCCCTGCTCACAGACGCCCGCTACAGCCACACCAACCTGCAACTGGACCTCGGAGCCAACCGAGCCTACAACGCCCGCCTGATGGCAGCCCTGAAGCAGCGGGGAGTGACCCTCGCTTTTTGGGATACCGGGGGGGAGCCTTCGCCGCGCAACTCGCATGAATGGCTGCGGCTGTTGGCCGACTGGAAGCGGGCGGGCATCAGCATACTGCCGGAAACCAGCGGAGACATCGCCGCATGGACGACCGGCATCACGATGGAATATCCCTATTCGCGTGGAAACTATGACATTCCCCGCGCCGTCACGCCCAAGGCTACGCTGACGGTTCACACCAACTGGGATGATCCGGGGTGGGTCGAGGACGCGGAACGCAAGGGTCTGCGGCCCATCATTCACATTGACACTTTGAAAGGCGGCAACTAATGGCCTTCCTCGACCAGGTTCTTTACTACTCTGATTACATCAGCGCGACAGCAAGCCACGAAATCCCCACGCTGACCGCTGGCAAAGTCGTCTGCATCATCGGCTTCGCGGATGCCGGTGCTACCGAACCTTCCGCCACGGTTGGCGGGGCGGCCATGACGCTGGCTTCGTTCGCCAACTACACCAGCCGCTTTTCCATTTACACTTTCTACAAGGTGGTCGGGGCGGGCGGCACCGATGTTGCCGTTGAACTCACTATCTCGCAGTCAAACCCCCGGTGGTTCGTGCTGGTGCTGGACGCTGCCGACTTCCTCGCGGCTGCAACGTCTGCCACGCCCGACACCGATTCCCCAACCGACATCGGCCTTGCCACGTTCGACACCGGCGAACGCGGGGCGTTGACCCTCGCCCTGTTCGTCTCGTGGAACGGCGTGCAGGCCACGCTCTCCGACTCCAACTCCAACACCTACACCGAATTGTACGACCCGCCCGGCGAAAGCGTCTGCCTCGGTGGGGCGTTGGATGCCGGAAGCGAAGACCCGACCACCAGCATCACCATTACGGCGACCTACGGCGCGGCTCCCAGCTTCAACCTCGGCGTTGCCATCGCCTTCCAGTTGCCGCTTGCCACCGCGACCGGCTTCAGCGCCACCGCCCGTCAGACCGCCGTGAACACGGGGCAGAAGGGTTTCTTTGACGTTGGGCCAAGCCCCGCCGATGCCGCCTTTGCCGCATCCACCATCATCACCGCCACGGCTGCGAACGGTTCCGTCCACTTCATCCGCTCGGATGGCGTGCACTCCGATAGCACTGTCACGCTCTCGGGTTCGCAAACTGCCGTTGGCGAATACTGGACCACCAGCGCCACCACCCCGCAGACCATCTCCTTTGACGACGACCAGGAGCTTACCGACCCCAGCGACCTGTCATTCACCGTCGTTGAAGTCGAATCCTCCTACCCCACCGCCACCGTTGACGCTGGCTATGACGGCACCGCAGGCAGCGGGTTCGGCACGCCGCCCACAGCATCGGGAACGCCGCACGGCTCGGGGTTTACCAACATTGCCATTGCGTCCAGCCCGGATCGGGCATGGGGCGAGGTGATGACTTCCAGCAGCGACCGCGTGGTCAGCATCATCGCCACCAGCGGCGACCCTTCCGGCATCAAACGTGTGCGCTGGTACGTCGAAAACGATACCCCCAACGACACCTACAACGGCACGCTCAAGCCCAGCGGCAAAGACTGGTGGGGCCGGGGCGTCACCCTGCCCAACGAAGACGGTGCGTATGAGTTCTACGCACTCGTTGAACCGTTCAATGGTCTGGAACGCCTTGTGCCCGGCCTCGTGTTCTACGATGGCGGCGGCACCATCCCTAAGACCACGGCCAACGCTGCCAACGCCGCGGCCCTCGATACCGCACTGGACACCGACCCGTCGAACACGATGCACGTTATCACGCTCACGGGCAACATCGCGATTACGATGGACGGGGACGGGCTGACCGTCATCGGCGGCTCGCACACGACCACATACCCGGTCGTCATCCAGAGCGACGGCACGCGCCGCACCATCTCAGGCAGTTCGGGCGGCTGGTACGACGCCCTGCAAATCGCCATTGACGCACCCTCCATTACCTTCCGCAATGTCACTATTGACCTGACCAACATCGGGCAAATTTGGGCCTCCGCGTCCGATTCCCTGATCTTCGATAACTGCACCATCACCTGCACCCTTTCAGAGTTCGGGCGCAACGGCGGCAATGTGGCACACCAGCCGTTCAAGAACACCACGAACGGGGTCTACTTCATCAACGGATGCCGCGTCTACGCACCCTCGAATGTCGGCATGACCTTTCACCGGGGCGGGGCTCAAGACCTGCGGAACCTCATCCCCAACATGGTCGTCGGCTTCGATGCCTTCCACAACGGCGGCGGCACGATGCTCAACGGCTTCGCTATCCGCTTCTCCGCGATGGACGACGGGACTACCTACCCCATCTCCATGCCCTATGGACTCATCGTCACGGGCGCGACGTTTAACAGCGGTACGAACCTCACCACGATTGCCGTTTCCAACATGCCGCAGGGCGACGCCTACCAGACGCTTGCCTATACCGACCGCGTGGAGTTCACCAGCGGAGCGCTCGACGGGCAGACCTTCCCTGCCGTCATCGGGCAAACGAACGTTGTCGCCGGCACTATCGTTGTTGGCGGGGACGCCTCCGGCTGTGCCGCCTCTGATACCTTGAACCTCCGGGCGGTACTCCAGCAGCGAAACCATTACGACGACGTACAGACCGTGGCATCCAAGTCTTACGACGGTGGCGGGGATGTGACCACCATCACCTATGATGTCCCGACCAACGGGGACGCCTCGGGTGTGATTGAGAACATCCGCTTTGCCACGACCACCACCACGACCGCACTCAAGGGGACGCAGCACCCCGTCACCGGCTACGTCCACGCCTCGCACACCATCACCGTGTCAGGCAACGTCAACTGTGCGGCGGGCGATACCTTCTGGATGATGCAGGAAGCCCACGGCGACTCCTACCAGATCGGCGACCAGGGCAATTTCCAGGTGGGTCCGGTGGTGTCTCAGAACTACCTCGCCATCGGCTTTCAGCCCATGCTCATTCAGCCGGGCGAGAACGGCACCGCCCATAGCGTGGCGCTACTCAATACCCTGCTCGTGGGCTACACCGGCACGCTCGCCCAAATCCAGCAGCGGGCACATAACTTCGTCATTGACTCGTCGGCCATCCTGAATAACAACCTGCTCATGTCGAACACCGCCCCGCTCGACCTTGCGGACTTCAATGTCCGCAACAGCATCCTGCAAGGCACGCAGTCGAATACCGGCTGGCCTTCCGGTTCCACCCTCACCCTTACCAACAACCACTTTATCAGCGACTCCGAACAGGGCACGCAGGCCACGCAAGGCGCGTTGACCTTCACCGACAATTACCTCTCCGAAGACGCCGCCATTGAAGACCGCGTGTGGCACTCGATGGTGCCCTACGACATCTTCGGCAACACCCGCGGCACGCTCTCGCGGCTGGGGGCGGTGGATGCGGCGCCGACACCCGAAGGCGGCGGCGGTGGCCCTGTCACCGTATCCGCCGGCGGCAGCAACATCCCCGCGTGGCTCACCGTGGGCATCATCTAGCCCCAACGATCCGGCAGCGCCGCAATCTTCGCGAACAGGTCTTTCCAATCGGCATCCGTCAGTAGTGCCTCACCGTCCGCCAGCCGCTCCACTTCCGGCAGGTACAGCCGCAGCGTGCGGGCGACCTGGGGCACGGTGTAGCCCTTGGCGTGCAGCAGGTGCCGCAATTTGACGGCATTGATGCTGCGTACCCCCTCTCTCTGAAGCTGGTCGGGCACGGGGATAAGGTCCATAACGCTCCCTTCGTTTGCACACTGCCGCAGCCTATCGTACCCTTCATGGCGATTGAAGGGGAACACTCTATGCTCAAGCGGCTGCGCAGTCGGTTACTGAATCCTATCCTGATCGCCATGCGGGAAGAGAAGTACGAGGCTCCCAACGCCGCCGCACAGATTCAACTCCTGCACGCCTACCAGCGGATGCGCGATAAGTTCCCGCTATTACAGGACGTTGGGTTTAAGGTCTATTCCCAAGCCGACGAGGACGGGATCCTGCTCTACATCCTCGGCATAGTCGGCACGGGCTCCAAGCGGTGCGTGGAAATCTGTGCCGGCGACGGGCTCGAATGCAACACTGCGAACCTGATTATCAATCACGGCTGGGACGGGTTCCTGGTGGATGGCGACGCCCGGCTGGTCGAACGGGGCCGCGACTATTACCGGCGCTCCCGCCAGACCTACGTATACCCGCCCACGTTCGAGCACGCATGGATCGCTCGCGAGACGGTGAACGACCTGCTCGCCCGGCATGGCTTCGACCGGGATATCCAAGTCCTCTCCATTGACCTTGACGGGGTGGACTACTGGATATGGGAGGCGTTGAAGATAGAGCCGCCCGTGGTGGTGGTCGAGTACAACACCATGCTTGGACCCGACCTGTCCGTTACCGTCCCGTATGACCCGAAGTTTGACGCGGGCAAGTTCCTGCATATCGGCACAACTCCCGTGTTCATCAGTGCTTCGCTCGCGGCCTATGCCAAGCTGGGCAAGCGGCGGGGGTACAGGCTCGTGGGCGTGAATAGGTACGGGTACAACGCTTTCTTCGTGAAGCAGGGCATCGCGGAGGGGGCGTTGCCGGCTGTATCGCCGGGGGACTGTTTCGGGCACGCGAAGGCGCGGGCGGAATGGCGGCACTTGCCGCAGGTGCGGGCGGCGAATCTGCCGTGGGTTGAGGTTTAGGGGCAACGCTAGCCGTGCCCTCCGCAGAGGCCACTTCACGAAGCGTGGCTGGGAATCGCCCCGTGGGTCAACCGAGAATCCGCCCGGTCGCATCGTGGTAGTCCCTTGCGGCGTTGTGTCCACGCTGCCACGCTTCTTCGGCGTCGTACAGGTGCGAACCGAGCATTGATAGCCATATGCTGTCAACCTTCGCTTCATACACGAACGGGTTGTTGTGGTTGCCTTCGGTGTACGCCCGAAGTCCACGCAGCCACGCAAGGTCAATCATCATTTCGAGGGGTAGCATCTCATGTCTCCTGCATACGTTACGCCCTGGTCGTCGGACGCGACGAGGGTTGTTTCTTAACAAGTTCGCCATAAACGAACTTGTGGCGACACTCCGGGCACTCATAGGCACACAACCTGTAGCCGCGGACGTGCGGCAGAATAATCCCCAGCGACCACAAATCAAGCTCGCTGCACTTCGGGCATGATGGGGTGAATTCATGCTTGGGTGGCTGTTTGACCGTCTTCTTCATGTCTGTCTCTCCTTTCAAAGTTCTGCCCGCGCGCCGGGCGGGTCTGTTCGGGTACTGCGGGGGGTTACATTATGCCATTGGACCGCATCTGCTGCTCAGGCGTTTCGCCGTGGGCATTCTCTTCGGGTGGGTCATAAATACTTTCGTTGCTGGCCTCTTCCATGTGAATGGCGGTTTCGCGGCCTACAGCCACAATGCGGCCATCTGGCAGCGCCTTGCTCCACAACCACAGCGACCCCGGATAGTCGCAACGATGATCCCAGCCGCACGCGCGGAGAAACCCATCTTTAGCGCTTTCAAGGTCCATCTCATGGTCTTCAATCTTGCGGTACATACGTCTTGCAAAGGCGTCCTTTTCCATCATCGTCTCCAAAAAGGGGTCTACTGGCGCGCGGTAAAAATCAGCGCGCCGCAAAGGTCTGTTAGGGGTAATGACGGGATTCGTCGGGCATCGAAAGGCGTTTCCCGTGGGCGATAACGCGGTTCTGTAGCGGCAGGGCAGGCAAAAACCTAGCTTTGCCGACTAGATGCCCGCTTCGTCGGTGTGCCGCGATAGGGGTCTATTCTAAGGGTGTGCCCGCCCGTGATCGTGTAGCACTGATTGCGGGCTGAGGGCGGCACGTAGACCTCGAGGAATTCAGGGCGAGCACGGCACAGCGAGCGGGATCCAAGGTCTTTCTTGCGGGCCGCTACAGTGGCGAGGGCGGTGCCGCCGTTGTACCAGGGGCGAATCTTCTGGATGTAGTGGGCTTCCACCTCGTCCAGCCGATCCTCGTCCACCTCCAACACCCACACCTGCGTAAACATTTTGTCCCGCTTGTGCTGTCGAAGGCGATGGCAAATGTTGGTGGTCTGCCCGATGTAAACCACCCGGCTCCCATCGACAAGGAAGTACACATAGCCGGGGGTGCGAGTGAACATGCGGAGGTTGGGGATGTCCTCGAGGCAGGCGGGAGGGGGTTTATGAGACTTCGATATCAGCTTCTTCCTCTTGTTCCGCACGACTAGACCTCCGTTTTTAGAAGCAGTGTATTTGCAGATTCGCCAGAACGTCGAAATTATAACAGACACATCAGCCAATCGTTACAAGAAAATCGTAATCGGTTTGCTAAACCGGTGTATGGTTTATAACCGTACCACGGGTTCGAATCCCGTTCTCTCCGTTAAGTGGCTGTAAACGCCAGCAGATACGACAGTTAATCGGCACTCCCGCCCCCTTGTTTGCTCGAGCTTTCCGAACTTTCCCCTTCCTTACTTTGTCCGTATTTGTCGTCTCGTGGCCGCACCAGTCGCAGCGCATTTGCAGTTCGGGCTATCGTCTCCCGCCGTTCGGCGTCGGTCGTGTGGGTGTACCGCATGGTCAGTTTGATATCGGAATGCCGGGCTAGTTCCTGCGCTACCTTCACATTGGTCGTGTTGCGGACCCAATTCGTTATCGCCGTGTGACGGAGGCAGTGGAAGTCTCGAGACTTGCCATCGTCGGGAATCTCAATCCCGGCGTCCTCGAGGTCTTTGCGGATCATCCGGGCGGAATGCTGGGGGACGTTGAATAGGGGGGTTCCCTTGGCTTTCCCCTCGAGCCAGGGGTGGAGCAGGCCCACGAGTTCCACGGGCAGCGCCTGCACGGCTTCCCGCTTGTTCTTGGCCTTGCCTGCGATAACCGTCACGGTGCCTGTGTCCAAGTCAAACGACGCCTTGGTGAGGCTGGCAAGCTCTCTGCGGCGGAAGCCCGTGGCGATGGCGAGCCGGTACAGCATGGCGCGGTCGGGGCCGGTGATGTTGAATCGGCGTTCATTGGATCCCTCCACCTGCTCGAGCAGCCGTAATAGCTGCTCTTGGGTGTATTCCGCACGGGGGCGCTTCTGGTCCGTCACGGTGTATTTCTTGAGTTCGTCCAGCATGGGGGCGCGCGCACGGCGGGAAGGCTTCCAGAGCCACCGCCCAAACTGCTTGAGGGCCTGGATGATGTGGCTGGCGGTCTGCTGGCTGATTGCCCGCTCCTTAGCCTGCATGAGGCTGTTCACGGTCGCCTGTACATCCTCGGTGCGAATGCTCGAGAGTTTGGTGTACCCCAGCAGGTTGCACAGGATCCGGTGTACCCGCTCGTGCTGCTGATGGGCGTACTGCGGATCCGCACCAGACGCGGCGACATGATTCCGCCATTCATCAATGTGAAGTGATAGGGCGCGGCGTTCAGCTTGGGCGGCTATTTCGGCGTCATGGTCAAAGATGCCCCGCTTCTGCTTGGTGGTGCGGTCCTCGAGCCGGGCGGCTTCTGCCTTGGTCTGCTTCAGGTCGGTGAACCCCTTCGCGTCCCGGCGCTTGCCGGCAGCGTCGGTGTACTGGATCCGGTATCGGCCTCGAGCATCTTTGTAGATGTACGCCATGTCAGCGCCGTCCTTCCCACGATGGATACCAGTCGGCAAACTTGGGGCATCCGGCCTCATACCACGCCAGGAGCGTTGCCGAGTCCCAGCGGTTGCCAACGTCGGTCTTGTCGGGGGGCGGGTATTCGCCGGTGCTGATCTTAGCCCAAAGGTGGGAGCGGCTGCACGCGAGCGCCGTTGTCACATGCTCCTCTTTCATACGGAGAAGGGGCACGCCCTCCACCGCCAGCCTCGAGCGGGTTGCCGTCTTCATGCGTTGTCCTTTCTGGGGCGTCACCATCCCTACACCCCCCGCCGGAAGGCGTCGTCGTCAGCGGCTTCGGCACCAATCGCAGCCATTGCTTTATCCCATGCATCTTTAGCAAACCACTCATCGACAATCGCCTTGCGTGCTTCCGGGTCCGTGTTCAGGATGTCGCCGCATACCGCGTCCACCAGCAGTTCCATCTCGTCCTGCCCCGTCTTCGTGGTGCCGTCCCGGTCGTAGATGCTCAACAGGTCCAGCAGCGGCAGCGGGTCGCCATCGTCGGCAATGCGGATGTGCTGGCAGCGATAGCGACGGATGGCATTTTCTGCGGCGGCTAATACCTGCTTCATCCACATTACGCGCGATGCAAGGTCTGCGTCTTTCACTTCCCCGCCCCCCTCTCCGTCGCCTCATAGAACGGTTGCCATCCGATGATTTTCACGAAATCAGAAGACACGCCCAACTGCTCCGCAATCCGCCGTTCGATGTAGCGGACGCCCGTGATGTCCTGAATGCCATCCGCCAAGAAATCAATATTGCTGAAGCACCAGATGTGAGTTTTCGGTTCCATGACGGCATAAGAAATAAACAGTTTCACCTGCCACCCGCCTTCCGCCACGCCGCGACCGCAGCAGACAGGGCATCGCTCGCGTGGCAGAACGATTCGCCGTGGTCGGTGCCGCGCTTCGCCTTGTTCCACACATCCGCCGCCTCGACCACCGCAAGCATAGCCGTAGCGCGGGCGGGCAGGGCGGCAAGGGCAGCCTGTCCGTAGTTAATAAACCTCTCAAGCGTAGCGATATTGTCCGGTGGCATACCGTATTGCTTCACGAAATCGCGGCACGGGATAAGCCCCCCATGCCAATTGAGAAACGCCTCTAATGCCACGCTGCACGCCGCCGCCTTCGCCTCAGCCTCGCGCAGTTGCTGGTGCAGGGCGTCCGGTGCCGTCACCGCCGCAAGGAATCCTTCGTCGGATTCCTCAGCCGGAATCTTGCCGCCGATTGATGCCATGCGGGATTGTGCCGCCTCTTCGGGTGTCATACAGTCCTCGCTTTCGTCACTTCCACAATCTTCACCTGGTACAGGGCTTCCACCTGCTTGCGCTTCAGCTTGTACATCGCCGTGCGCATGCCCTTCACATCCACGTACTCGATTCTGTTGTCGGGGTAGACCACCATGAAGTCCGTGCGGTAGACCACGTTGCCCGGCAGATGGAACGGCACCTGCCTCAAAAAGTACCGGATCAGCCCCTGTGCCTGCATGTCCTTGAGCTTGCGGTAATGGTGCATCTCAGCTTTGGAATCGAAGGTTATGCCGTCGATGGTGCGCATCTCGCGGGGGCTGACGTTGTACTTGTGCCGCTTGGGTTCAAGTCCCATGCGTTCGCGCAGGTCGGCGGGCAGGTCGGATGGCTTTAGCACGCCCGCACCTCCACCGTCGCCCACCGGCAATCATCCACCCAAAGCTTCGCCGTCTTCCCGTTGAGCGACGCCGGCCCGACCAGCGTCAGCGGCACGTTGCCCGCGACGGGTGCGGGCTGCGGCGTGGTTTCGGCAATCAGTGTTGTCGTAACTTTCCCACCTTTACCATCGTCATACTGCTTCGGCTCAATAGTCGCGGGCGGGGTTGGCTTCAGCTTCGCAGGCTGTGGCGTGGTTTCGCGATAGCTACGCAAGCTCGCTACCTGACTGATTGTCCTGTCTGTTGCAAGCCAACCATGACCACGATCACTTCTGAACCACATGCTATCACCATCCCAGCGGTACTCTGCCCAGTACAAACCGCCTTCAGTCTCATTCCGCCACTCCCGCACCCGCTTCGGCTCGGCAGTCGCGTCGCGGCACTCGCCGCAAACCGTGCTGCCGCTGTGGTTGCAATGAATCACGGGCTTCGGCTCGGCAGTCGCGGGCTGCTCCACCGGCTGCTCCGGTGGCAGCTTGGCGAGGAGAACGTCCAGACTTGTCAAAGTGAAGTAGTTATCCCATGTGGCGACAAACTCGGATTGGCTCACACGGTCGTCAACGCAGTCCTTTGCCATCAGTGCTAATTGCCGCACCTCCGGCATCAGCGCCCGGTACGTCGCGAGTTCGGCGCGGGCGGCGTCGCGTTCCTCGCAGAACCGCTTGGCATCCGCCCGCAGGTCTGCCAGTTGCCCGGCCAGCGTATCCCGATCATCCCGCAGCGCCGTCAGCTTTTCGATAATGCCGTTCAGTTCCGTGCTCATACCGTCCGTCCTTTCACTCTGCTAAGTTTCCTCAGCAGCCGCAGCCATGCGACCGCCACATCAATCGTCCATTCGGTTACCGCTGCCACCGGCTGCTGCGCCGCGTCGGCGGGCGTGCGGCCCTGGCCGGGCTTGTACGGGGGGTGGGTCATGCGGCACCTGCTTTCGTGAATTCGATTACCCATACCCAAGGATTCGCCGCCCACGAGCCTTTGCCGTTGATGGATTCCCAAAGGTCGCGGTACCACGTTAAAGGGTCTTGCGTTGTTTCAATCAAATCGCGGTCACCCAATGAGCATCCTTCTGCCCATATGTCCGCTTCTCTGATGTCCTGCAACCGCTCGACGCGCACGCCGGTAACCTCCAGCGTGATTCGCGACGCCCAGCGGGGCATGAACATCTTGTTCAGCGTGCCGTGCGGCTCGTCAAAACGCTGGTCGTTGTACTTCATGTCTGCGGTGTAGAAGCATCGCCCGTCAAACCACCGTCGCCCGTCTTCGTCGCTGAACTTCGGCCAGAGGTATTGCCCATTCCGGCCTGTTCGCTCGTGGCCGATCTGGATGACGCCCTCTTTCACCCATAGGTGGTCGCCCTCATCCCACTCAGGCCGCACGCGGTGAAAGGTTTCATCGTCGGGACGCGGCACCCGCAGATGCAGGTCATGCGGGGCATCTTTGCCCGCAAAGTATTGCAAGATGGTGGATTGCGTGCGGGCGGTGGCGTCTGCAAAGTTCAGTTCGCCCCACCATTCCTTTTTGGCACGCGAGCCATTGACCGTGCTGTTGCCGATGCCGACGATCCGCCGCGTCTGCGTCTTCGTCCCCGCCAGGATCGCCCGCACCATCTCGTCCTTGAACAGGATGGGCCGCTCTTTCGTCGCCGTTGTCATCTTCATTTCCCTTTCGGTTTCGGGTGCTCGCGAAGCCACGCGGCAAGGGCGGGGCCGGTGAGACGGGGGAAACGTTGAGCCATGCAGGTATCTTCCGTGGTCAACGTTCGGCCCAAGTTTGTGCCTACATATTTCATCCAAAGCTCAGGCTCGCCTCGTCCATAGACTCGAACAAATGCCTCGCTCTCGTACACCCGCACCGCGCGTTTGCGTTTGCGTTTCATGCGCCACCCGCTGGCAATGACCGCCTGATAGCCGCCTCGGTGTACAGTTCGGGGCCGATATCGGGCCGCAGTTCGACCACAAACTCATCGCCGTCGCCGTGGTCCAGCACCGCACCCTCTTCGCTGCACCACTCAAGGATGTCGTCTGCGGTGTCGCCTGCTTCCGCCACTACACACGGCACGCCGTACTGCACTGAGAACACAATTCTCATGCGCCACCCCCGCCCGTCGCCTTCGCGATGGCAGCACGGGCAGCAGTCATTGCCGCCTGAAGCTCTGGCGACTTCTCCTGCATCCCGGCGTATTCCTGGTCGTCGGCATCCTCGGCACGCAGCACGAGTTCTCGCAGGGCCGCGAGCAGGTCGGCATCCGCACCGCCGTTCAGGTAATGCACGCGGGCAGCGGCTTCCTTCTCGCTGTCGTGGTCGGACTCGGCAACCCACTTGCTGTTGCCGCCGTAGTGCCCGACCGTCCACAGCCCCGGTTCTGATTTCAAGTAGACAAACATCGCATTCTCCATTACCACATCGCCAGCGTCGCCAGCACAGTCAGCCACACGATTCTCATTCCTCTTCAACCTCAATTTGCAGTTCCAGCACCTGCCGCGTCCGCTTCGCGCTCAGCACCTCGCCGCGCCATGCGTGGTCGCCCTTCCAGCCGTACAGCGTCTTCGGCTTCCCGCTGGCGTAGTAGCCGCTCAACTCATCGCCTTGCAGTTCCAGCGTCAGCGTCGCGCCTACCAGGATTTCACCCTGACGCAGCCCGTCGTCGTCGGGCGTGACTTCCAGGTTGTTGTTGATGACGCCCACAATGATGTCCTCCCAGCTATCCAGCAGCCGCTTGCGGTACAGCACGCGCGGCGACGGCACCGGCACCTTCAGCGGCGACGGGCCTGCGTTGGGCAGCATGGCGAAAGCGCCAAGGATGGATGCCATTACGGGGTCGATTTGCGTGTTGGGGAAATGCATGTGCTTCTCCTTACTCGCTAGTCCTGATCGTGAAGCCTTCCAGTTCCGCCGCCTCAAGCCGCTTGCCGCCGTCATCGTCCTCCGGGATGATCGCTTCCACCGTCCGCAGTTTTTGCTCCCGCTCCATGACCAGCCGTTCCACTTCGGCCAGGGCGTCCGCGAACGTGGGCCGCACCGCCTGCTCGCACTCAGTATTCAGTTTGTTCGAGTAGACCAGCGACACCCGCCAGTTAGTCTCGACCCTGCGGTCCGTGAAGTGGTCGTAGCTGACCGCGTTGCATTCCACGAACAGGGTGCCAAGGTGCCCCAGTGTCGCTACCGCCGTTTGCAGGTTGTCCAGTGCTTCCTTCATTGTCAGTCTCCTTAGTTGCCCGGCTTCACCTACCGGGCGTGAGGAGCAGGAGCCAATACCCGCTTCAAGTTTTGTCAGCCCCGCGACGCGCGGGGGGTGGTTATTCCGTGAAGCCGATTTCGTAGCCGCTCAAGTCGAACGTGTACTTGCCGGTGTCGTTGATCTGCGCCACTTTGATGCAGGTGTCGAGGCTGCGAATCGCGGCGTTGGTGAAGACTAACTGCTGCACCTTGTCGCGAAGCTCGCACGCGGTATCCATCGTGACGCCAGCCCACGCATCATCCATCTGCGAATTCACCCGGACGGCCTTGGCGATAATTTCGATGTCGTTCGCCATCCGCTCCCGGTGTGCAAGCAGTTGCGTCCGCAACTCCACCAGCTCCCCCGCCGTGCGTTCCTTGTCTTTCGGTTTACGTGCCATGTTCTATCTCCTGTAAGCCCCTCGCGGGGGGTGGTTTCAAAAGGTCACTCCAAACGCTTCAGCAAGTTCCCGCTCGTACATCCGCATAATGGCATCCTGCTCGATGCAGTTGACCCACGATTCGCGGTCGCTACGGTCAGCCCTTGCCATCTCTTCACGCATCTCAGGAATTTTGGATTCGTACTTAGCAATCGCCACACGCTGAGCATCCGTAAAGGATGTTTTCCCAGCCGTAAGGCATCGCAGACCAGTGCACCGGCCAAGGCTGAACCGTCCACAAATTCCACAAAATTCGCCATTCATGACATTCTCCTTGCAACGGTCCGAATCGAGACGCGGCGGCGGCAACGAGCCGCTAATCATTCGCCGTTCGCGACCATCTCGCACACGGCAACCTTCATGCACGCATCGAACAACTCGCCTTCGAGCACGCCGGCCTGCTTGACGAAGTGCGGACGCCATTCCGGGCTCGCATCCGCCAGCGCCCGCAGCGCGGCAATCTCCCGCCGGATAGTCTGCTCACGGGCGACGGCACGGGCGAGACGCGCGTCGGGTGCCTGGGGCTCGCAGGTGCGGCACGGGCCGTCGGCAAGGGCATGTTCCGGGCAATCTTGCATTGTGTAAGGGGTGTTTCGCATGGCTGGCTCCCGTAAATAAAGGTCCGATGTTTGGACATCCATCGGGATGTTCCATACAACATATCGGCACTTTGCCCGCGTGTCAAACATTAAAATGTTTTCCTCAACATGACGCAACGCGAAACATCCCCCAACTCGCGCAGAATGCAATAGTTAATGAAATGCATATTATTTTTTAGGTTTTCGGTATAGCTTCCGAACGTTACGTCCGTTTTTATCTGGACGCGACATTATGGCTGCGATAAGATACGGACAAACAAAAACCTAACGCACATAGAGAAGGATATCTATGCTCCACACCATCGAAAGCGTAAACACCGGCGAAATCAACAAGTTGTGTGAGTTTTTAGAGTCGCTGACATGCGGCGAAATGATTGCGCGACGCGTCCGCCTCGACATGCTGGCGGACCCGTCAACAGCCAAACTTAAAAAGGGTATGACTACCCAGCATTGCCCTTCCCACGGGCAGACCGGCTCGCCTTCTCAGCGGCCAGCACTTCGGCTCGTCGGCGCTGAAGATACTCCAGAGCCACGATAACGGTGTCGATATCCTCTGACCCCTCATCGGGCCAGAGTATCGCCTTGCGCACCTGGCTAGGTTGTTCGGCAAACCACTCGAACAGCTTCGAGAATATCTGTTTCTGTGGCACCCCTGTCTTTTCACTGATGTCGTCCAGGATGCGTTTCGCGGGGACCGTAAGCGACGCCTGAAAAGAAATTTGAGTAGTCATAACCGCATTGTGTACCAACGCTTGCATGTACGTCTACCCCCTAGCAATGTAGAACAAAACATTTCCGTGTTGACTTCAAGATGATGTTCGGGTAATGTTGCGTAGAACATCCGGATATTGGAGACAACACAATGGTTGCGAACGCCTCAAAGAAAGTCAACGTCGCCCTCGACAAGGCAGACCATAAGCTCGTTAAGCGCTTGGCGGACAGGGAGAAGCGTAAAGTCCGAACCGTCGTAAGCGCCGCCATCCAATCCTATGCGGCCCGTGCTTTCGCCGCTGAAGCCAACAACACCACGTCTTAACGCGTCCCCTGTTCAAGTAATCCGCAATGGCGGGATGGGTATGAACACCAGCACGATATTACCGGGCTTCTTCGCGGGTCTTGCCGCCGATGAGTACCACGCCTTGAACTGCGCCAGCAAGTCGAAGCTGGCCGAAATGGCACCGCCCCGGACGCCGGCCCATTTGAAGTGGCTCATGGACTACGGGCGGGAGCCGGTTGACTGCCTGCGCGTGGGTGATGCCGGGCACGCCTTGGTGCTGGAACCGGACCGCTTCATTGAGCAGTACACCATCACGGGCCTGTGCCACGGTCGGAAGGCGGACGGGCAGGAGTGCCAGAACTCAGGCAAGAACAAGGTGGGCGGGCACTGGTACTGCGGCGTGCACACGGCACGGGGGGCCGTCGTTGACCCCACCACCGCCACAGTATCCCAATCCGAATTCGAGATGCTGAAGGCGATGCGGAAGGCTATCCGTGCCCACCCCGCAGCCCGCCGTCTGATGGATGCGGACGGGTTTACCGAATGCTCCTGCGTCTGGACCGACCCCGACACGGGCGAGGCGTGCAAGTGCCGCCCTGACCGGCTCGTGGATGTGGACGGGCACACCATCGCGGACCTGAAGACGACCTTGGACGCCAGCCCGGAAGGGTTCGGGAAGCAGGTCATGAAGCACCTGTACCACCTGCAAGCGGCGATGTACATGGACGGCGTACGAAAGACACGCGGGCATAAGGTGGAGCGGTTCGTATTCATCGCCGTGGAAAAGAAGCCGCCCTATCTCGTCGCCGTTTACGAAACCCCCAACAGCCTGCTTATCAAAGGCGGCGACTTGTACCGGGAACTGCTGGACCAGTACCACCAGTGCCGAACCTCTGGCAAGTGGCCTGGGTACGGCGACGAGATGCAGGATATCACGGTTCCGATGTGGGCGCAGAACGAAGAAATTACGCTGTCAATCGGCGGCGAATCGGTTTCAATGTGAGGAGAGGTTATGAGCCTGAACGTTACGCTTGAGGGGAAGTTGTTGTTCCCGTCCGAGTACGTGGGAGCGGCGGACCTGAAGGGGAGGGATGCGACCCTGACTATCGCCAAGATTGAAGTCGCGGACTTGCACATTCAAGGGGGCAAATCGAAACGCAAGCCTGTGATGTATTTTGAGAAGACCCCCAAAAAACTTGTACTGAACAGCACCAACGCCCGCACTATCGCTGGCCTGTACGGGGGCGAGTGCGAAACCTGGGTGGGGAAGCGTATCACGATTTACCCGACAACCACGCGCTGTGGCGGATCGACGGTCGATTGCGTCCGCGTGCGCGAATGGAACCCGGACGAGCCGCGGCCCGAGCCGGTGCAGGAGATTACCGATGGCGTTTGAACAGCGCGACGATTCCGGGGTGTTATTCAAGAACACGTATAAGAACGCGGGCGACCAAAAGCCTGATTATAAGGGCAGAGGCATGGTCAACGGCAAGCTCGTGGAGATTGCCGCCTGGGTCAAGGAAGGGGCGAAGGGCAAGTTCTTCAGCCTGAAGTTTTCCGAACCCCGCGAACAGCAGCCCGACGACCGACAGCAACCTGCCACGCGCGCGACGCCGACGCCAACGGTCCAGCCTCGCCGTCCCGCCCCGCAGGTTCCTGCCCCCGCCCCGTATGCCGGTGAGGAAGCCGACCCGCTTCCGTTCTAGTTCATTTCCTTTCCCCACGACCCCGCAGCCGCTCCCACCGGCTGCGGGGTTTTTAAGGCTCCAAAACGGACGCGTTGAGCGGGTATTTAGATAAACAAATCTAGTTGAGGCGGTAAAACCAATGACACTCACAATTGACCCCGAATTTCGCGATTTGATTCCCCCCATCACAGCGGAGGAGCGCAGCGTATTGGAGGCCAGTGTTGCATCGGAGGGTTGTCGCGAAGACCTGATTGCGTGGGGCGACATCCTGATTGACGGCCATAATCGCTATGAAATCTGCACCAAGCTGCACCTACCGTTCAAGGTTCACCGCATGGATTTCGCAGGGCGGGATGACGCAAAAGTGTGGATCATTCGCAATCAACTAGGGCGGCGGAACCTTCAGCCAGCTCAACGGATCGCACTGGTGATTGTGCTTGAACCATTGTTGTCGGCGGCGGCTGATAAGCGAATGAAGTCCGGAAAAAGCAACCCTATGGACAATTGTCCACAGGGTGCAACTCGCGATTCATTAGCCCAACTCGCCAACGTGTCGGGAAAGTCGGTTGAGCGGTTCAAAAGAGTTGAAGCATCACCCGTGAAGGAACTTGGCCGCTACATGAAGACGGGGAAAGTCAGTATCGATGCGGCGGCGACAGTAGCGAAGTTACCAGAGTCAGAACAGGAGAAGGTTGTCCAGGCGGGGCCGGATGCGGTTAAAGAAAAGGCTGCGGAGATGCGGAAACAAAAAAACACACCCGCACCCAGCAAAGCGAAAAACACCGAACGCGAACGTGGCAAAGATGCTGCTGATGTTATCAAAAAAGAAAAACTTATGACGCCTGAATTTCGCATTGCGTTTGAAACGTTTGAAAAACAAATCATTGTTGAAAAGCGCCGGGGATATTCCGCTGGAACATCCATCGAGGCCGCCCGCGCGTGCGTGCGATACCTCGTCGGCATTCTTGAATCGTAAGGGGTTCTGTTATGTCTTGGCAGTTGTTGTCTGAATCGGTTCGACCAATAAGGGCACTGTCGGAGTGGTACGCAAGTCTTCCGTCGCTTAAGAATGAGCGGCCACAGGATGATGCGTGGAAGGATGAATTGTCGCGGCATATGAAGGGTGGCACGTTTATCCCTCAACAAGCGTGCGTGGCTACAGTGGAGGTTGACGGTATAACATTAAAGCTGAATGGTCAACACACTTGCGCGGGGTTTCAGCAACTCAACGGATCAGCCAAGGATTTCCGCGTACGGTATTGCCACTACCGCGCCGATGATTTGGAGTCGGCAGCCGATCTTTACATGCTTATGGACAGGCATAAGCAAAGGTCCTACAGCCACCTCTCTAATATGTATTGGGATGCTGTTGGACTTCTCGAAAAATATCCAAAACGCATCCTGAAGTTGATGGCGTGTGCTGCGAATTTCGATAAAGGCGGCGCTGTCACGCATAACCGTAAACTCGTCAAAGGAAATGATCGCATCAAGTTGGTTCCAGAGTATGCCCAGTACCTCCCGCTATTCGCAAAGTGCATGGGGCCAGCCGGAAACGCCACCAGATTCATGCACAGGGAGGCGGTTGCGACGGCGGTATTGCAGACCATCAAAGTCAACCAAGGGGTGTCTAAAATCTTTTGGAATGAGGTGGAAACGGGTGAAATGCTTGCACCCAAGAGTCCAACCCTGAAACTTCGCAACTACCTTCAGGGCACACACAGCGCGAACGGGGCGGGCGGGCGGTGGGCTAAGTATAGGAAGGCGGACTTCTCTGAGATGTACGCGAAGTGCATTCACGCGTGGAATGCCTATCGGGCGAATGAGACGACCGATCTGCGATATTACCCAGATGCCCCCCTTCCGAAACCACGATGAACCCCTTCCCCGTAGCCGTGGCGTCTGTATGAGCCACGGCTACGTTCTGCTGACCGCCAGGAGGGCACACTTTGAAATCCGGCACCACCGAACATCCAAAATTCCGAATGCTGCGGGCGGTACTCCAACTCCCCGATTGGGGCGTCGTCGGCATCCTCGAAAGCCTGTGGAATATCACCGCGAAGTGGAAGGACCACGGCGGTATTGGGGAGTGGAGCAACGCCGAAATAGCATGCGCCATCGGTTGGGTGGGAGATCCGGAACAACTCATCGAAGCGCTCACACGCACCGGATGGCTGGACGAACACCCCACGCACCGCCTGATGGTTCACGATTGGCAAGACCATCAACCACGGTATGTTACAGAACGAATCAGGCTGCAACAGAAGCGCGGAAAGCGCCAAGTGTTGCACAATGTTGGCAACGGTTGCCAAGAAAACGCACATACCCAACCCAACCCAACCAAACCAAACCATATACCCCCTAACCCCCAAGGGGGGAGCAACGCGGAGGCACTGCGACGTGCCGCCGATGTTGACGGGATAGCCCCGTTGCCGAAAGACAACACAGGCTTCACCCGATTTTGGGCGGCTTGGCCCGCCCATCCCCGTAAAGCCGCGAAGGCGCAGTGTGCGCGCCACTGGAAGCGGCAGGGGTGTGACGACATCACCGAACAGGTGATTGCCGCCGTGGAACGCTGCAAAGTGTCCCGCGATTGGGTCAAGAACAGCGGGGAGTTCATTCCCGCGCCCGCAACGTGGCTGAATCAACGGCGCTGGGAAGCGCCGGCAACCCTCGCGCCGCAAGGTGCGGAGGCCGGGTACAGCGACGTTCACACCCCCGAAGAAATCGCGGCAATTTTCGGGGAGGATGTCGATGCTGCTCAGTGATACCGCCATCCAGGGCATGCGCAGTAATCGCGACCTGCTCGTCCGCGAACTCGAATCGGCGGGGGCTAAGTTCCGGGGCAACACCTGCCGATGCGTCTTCCACGACGATAAATCCCCCAGCGCTGGCGTGTACTGCGACACCATCCTCAGCCAGGGCGTTTGGCGGTTCAAGTGCCAGGCGTGCGGGGCTGGTGGCGATATCTTCGACATCCGCGCCCGCCTGAACAAAACCACCGCCGAGGACGAGTTGCAACGCGAGGCGATGCGGATGGCACCGCCGCAACCCATCGCGCCCGCCCCTAAGCCCGAGACGTTCCCCACGCTGGACGCCATCGTCGCCAAGTTCGCCAACACGGAAGCCGTGTACCGCTACACCGATCCCAACACGGGCGTCGTTGACATGGCGGTTATTCGCTGGCGAGACGGGAGCGGCAAGAAACACTTCACGCAGGCCAGCCCTGCGCCGGGTGGTGAGTGGTGGATGAAAGCGCCACCCGTTCGACCCCTCTATAATCGCAAACGTGTAAACGCTGCGCAGTTCGTTGTGGTGGTAGAGGGAGAGAAATGTGTACATGCGCTCCATTCAGTCGGTATCTGTGCCACCACGAGCCCGCAAGGGGCCAAATCTGCCAATCTAGCGGATTGGTCGCCACTAGCGGGGAAGCATGTCACGCTCTGGCAGGACAACGACGACGCGGGCACAGAGTTTATCACCGCCGTTCAACGCAAACTCCAGGAACTTAATCCGCCCCCTATCATGGCGAAGGTGGTGCATGATGCGCTGGAGTTGCCCGAGCATGGCGACGTTGCCGATTTCATCGAACGGTACAAGGGGTGGAAACCGGACGAGATCCGGGCCGCGGTGCAGGATGTTCTGGACGATGCCCGCCCCATTGGGGTATTCGGGGATTACTCGCACGAGATGGAAGCCATCATCGCCGGCAAACGGAAGGCGTTGCCGTTCCCGTGGAAGCTGCTGACGCGGGCGGCACGGGCGCTTATGCCGGGAACCGTTACGTGTTTCTTCGGGCAGGGTGGGGCGACGAAAACCTTGTTTTTGAGCGAGGCTATCGTCGAATGGACGCAGGTGGGGATTCGTGCGTGCGTGTTTCACCTTGAAGACGACCGGAATTACCACGTGCGCCGGGCACATGCCCAACTCGCCAGCAATTCCCGCCTGTGCGATAACGATTGGGTGGAGGCGAACGCCCCCGAAGTGCGGGACTCGAATACCCATTACCGCGACATGCTGGAAGAGATTGGGCGGTGTATTTGGGATGCTCCCGACGAGGATTTATCCCACGAAATGCTCGTGTCGTGGGTGGAGGAGCGGGCGAAGGCGGGTTTTGAAATCATCGTCATTGACCCAGTAACAGCGGTGCAGTCGAAGGGGAAGCCGTGGGTGGAGGACCAGCAATTCGTTTTCCGGGTGAAGTCCATTGCGAGGCGGTATGGGACGCGGGTCATCCTCGTGACGCATCCGCGCAAGAGCGGACAGAAGCCCGCGCCGATGGGGATGGATGACATGGCGGGCGGTGCGGCTTACCAGCGGTTCTCGCATACCGTCCTGCTCATCGAAAAAAACGACAAGGAAGAGGAAATGCCGGTGCGGACGCATCCGAACGCGCCCCCGGAACTATTGACGCCCAACCGCATCATGCGGATTGCGAAGGCGCGGAATGGACCTGGGGCGGGCAAGCGAATCGCGTTCGATTTCGACGGGGATACATTGCGGTTCAGTGAACGTGGACTTGTGGAGAAGTCATGAGAAACGTACTCAAGCAATGGCGAATTAATGAACGGGATGCGGAGCGGGAATTAATAAACGAAAATCGGCTCGGTCGGTTACGCCGTATGGACCCCAAATGGCGAGCGATGCGAGAGGCAGCCATTCAGGCCCACGCGGAACGGGTGCGGCGTGAGTTAGGGCAGTTGGTTGGGGGTGGAATATGAAATCGAGATTGAGTCCGGCTCAATACCAGAGGGTCGCAGATTTAGAGAACCTGAATCGCGTGCAGGAATTAATGCAGTGGAGCGAGGCCCATAGTTCCAGGCGTATTCACGAAGCCCGTGATGATGACCCGCGATGGCATCGCCGCAGGATGAAGCGCCTCGCACGGTACGCGCAGCTTGTGGAGCAGGGCAAGCCCACAGGGGGCAGCCGATGACGCGCGAATACAACCCCGAGACGGGCGTGTGGGAGGAGTGGCTGACGCCGAAGGAATGGCAGCACCGGATGTTGAGCCTGGGCTACCCGTACGTTTCGGTGTACCACATCCGCGAGGCGGGCCAGTTCCGGACGCGGACGGACTCGACAGCGAGGGAAAAACCGCCGTATGAAATTTTATGGGAGGCACCGAAGCAACCGCCCCCAGCGAAGCGTGAGTGTGAACCTGTGGCGACGCCGTTGTTTGATGGAAGATAATTTTCTTTTATTGGAGTTGTGGTATGCATATCAGCGAGGGCATCATGGTAACGGGCGACCCCATCGGCACATCGAAGCGTGACGAGAAGGGTAAGTGGTTCCACCAGATGATGTCCGACGGGATGGGCGGACACTGGGGATCGCTCCATCCGAACGGCCTGTTCATCGACCACTGCATGACCTGCGGCTCGCCGACGGTCGTGTCGGAGATTTGCGGCGGCAAGGAGCGGCATCGCTGCACAAATTGCGACCGCACCGCGGAACTGACGGAAAGTGCGAAACGCGAAATGAACGTGGAGCGATGATATGAAATGCATGAAACCGGGTTGTCCGGGCGTGATGCTGGTAAATGTTCTTGTGGACACAGAAAAGCGAGAGGTCGTTTCTGCCGGCGTGGGTGAGTGCTCTGTGTGTGATTTTAGTTTACTTTTTGAACTTCGGCCCAATGCAATCGACGCCGACGCTACTGATTGGCTCAAACTGCCAAAGGACGACGCATAACTCTTATCTGCATATTTCAACAATTCCATTGTTGGGTTGTATGAATGTGCTTACCGTATGTGGAAACACTTACGGAGAATATTATGGCGACGACATCTTCGATGACCGGCGTTATTTCCGTCAACGCCACATCACCCACCGAAGTTCTGCTTTCCAACCTGGGGCCGCCCAACACCGTCACGCTCACTGTGACGGCAACCGACACGACCGCCAAGTCCTCGTATACCGTCAACGCGGAAACGCAACTGTTTTCCGCAAGCGGAAATTCCTACGTGCTCGCAAACGGTGTGGCGAACATCATCAGGAATTCGGGCGCCGGATCCATCGGCACCCTGACCCTGTGTGCTGCGGCAACCGGGCAGACGTACACCATCGCCAAGCCGTTGTATTGAGGCAACCATGATTCACGGATCCTCGCCAACCGTAGCCGAAACCCGATGGGTCAACAGCGCCGTTGCTGATGGGTTGCTGGGCAAGGTGACGCTGACGTTTTCCGGCACCGTCGCCATCGACACATTCACGCTCTACGTGAAGATTCTCGGTGCATGGGTCGTCGATTCGAGTCACTCGCAAATATCGGGCACGGTCGTTGAGGTGAACGCCGGCAGCAACTGGTCGGGCATCGCCGCAACCTATCCGTGGCGAATCGTTGCCAACGCGGGATCCGGAATCATCCAGGGTCAGACCGGGCTATTGGAGTAATCATGGCGCGTGAACTGAGAGCCAGCTACCCCGAAACCGGCGTAACCATCACCGCCAAGGTCTACCTTGCGTCCGGTCCTACGCTCACAGGCACAGTGACGCTTGCCGAGGATCCGGCATCCTCCATGTATTACGGTGGCGACTTTCCCGCAGCCGCAGCCGGCACCTACGATGTGCTTTACTTCGTCAGTGGTGTGTGCGTCCAATCGGAAACCATCCAATGGGATGGCACTGCGGTACTGTCCAACGCCACCACCGCAGACGTAACCATCCTCCCCGTCGCCTCCACGGTATCGACTGGCGAGGTATCCACATCCGCACTGGTCGCCTACCAGAACGAGGACAAGACCTTCACCTTTGGCGTTGTCGATGCAGATGGCGACCCCATCGACCTCACGGGCAAGACGGTGACGTTCTACGCCGCATATCGCGGTACACAAAACACCCCGGTTATCACCCGCACCACAACGGGGAGTGCGGGTGTAACCGTGGGGGGAGACGATGGGAACAGTGTTGCCGTTGCCCTCACCGATACCCATACCGCCAACCTTGCCCGCTTCGTCTATGCCCTGTGGAACGTCACCGATGACTATGTACTCGCACGGGGCACGCTGGAGGTACTACCAGCGCCCCAGGCGGTGGCGTGATGCCGATGCGCCCTCCTGTGCATGGTGCGAAGGAACGTGCGGCCCAGCGTAAGCAGACGGCACGCACCTACGACCGCTACAGGGGCTCGGCTGCATCGCGAGGGTATGACGGTCGATGGCAGCGATACCGTGCCACCTACCTGCAACAGCACCCCCTCTGTGCCCACTGTGACGCAAGGGGGGAAACGGTGCCGGCCACGGTGGTGGACCACAAGCAACCACATAAGGGCAACGCGGAACTGTTCTGGAATGCGGAGAATCATCAACCGCTTTGCGAACGATGCCACAATGTGAAGACGGCAACGAAAGACGGCGGATTCGGGCGATGACTTATAGACACGCGACTTACATCAATCTTCGTGATGGCAAATGTGCCATTTACAGCACATTCATGAGTGGGGATATGGGGGCAAAATCTCTAAACATGGAAAAGCCTAGACCGCTGTCGGAAGTCGTGCACTTTTCCGCGCAGGTTTTAGCCTAGGGGGTTACGCAAATGGGAATAAGAGGACCAGCACCCGAACCGTCGGCGTTGCGTCTCGCTCGCGGTAACCCATCTCGGAGGCCGCTGAACGCATCAGAGCCGCAATACGACTCCATTATCGTTCCTTGCCCTGCGGACATGCCAGAAGTGGGGCAATCGCTGTGGAATGAAATCTATGGCGCGATGACTGAAGCGGGGGTGTTGAAGAAAACTGATGTGCGAACCCTGGAGGCCCACTGCCGGGCCTGGGCGCTGTACAAGCGGGCTGACACGGAAATGAACGAAGGCAGCATGGTTCAGGTGGCTGAGAGCGGATACACGGCGCCGACGGCATGGTTGACGATCCGGAGTAAGGCTTTTCAGGAGTTCAGCAAGACGGGCGCAGAGTTGGGGCTCACCCCGGCATCCCGCACCCGGATTCGTGCGGACGATGGTGCGAAACCAGAACCGATGATTCCCACCCGCCAGAGGGAAGCGTGAGCCAAGGCATCGACAAACTCACTCGCGAATGGATACGCAATGCTGCGGACGAGCGGGCTGCGAAGGATGGTTGCCGGTTTGATGCGGAACGCGCGCGGTGGGCGGTCGATTGGATTCAGAAGTTTTGTTACCTGTACGAAGGGGAGTTCGCTGGGCAGAAGATGGTGCTGCGGGATTGGCAGCTTGAGGCTGTCATGCGGATCTTCGGATGGGTGAAGCGTTCGGAAGAGTGGGGGCGCGAGATCCGCCGCTTTCGCCGTGGCAGTGTGTGGGTGCCGAAGAAAAATAAGAAATCCCCAACGCTGGCGGCTATCGGGTTGTATCTCCTGTGCGGTGATGGAGAACAGGGGCAGAAGGTGTTTTCCTGCGCGAAGGATGGCGGGCAGGCGATGATTGCCCACAATCACGCGTTGGAGATGGTGCGGCGCTCGCGGGAACTGTCTTCCGAGTGTTCTATCAACAAGGGCACTGGGCGCATTACGCATGAGCCTTCGCGTTCGTTTTTCTCTGTGGTGGCTGGCGATAATATCAACTCGCAAGAGGGGTTGAATGGGAGCGTGCTGGTTGACGAAACGCACGTTGTGGACCGCCGTCTGATGAAGGTGCTGCGGGGCGCCGGCATTTCGCGTTCTGAGCCGTTACAACTGGAATTCTCCACGGCGGGCAACAACCCGGACGGATACGGCAAAGAGCAGTTTGATTACGGTGCGTTGGTGGAGAGGGGCGACCGGGTAGACGAATCATACTTTTATATGTCCTATGCCGCTCCGCAGGACATAAGCGAAGATGAATTGGATGATAACCTGCTGGAGATGGGCCGGCGGGCGAATCCTGCATGGGGCCACACCATCCACGAATCTGAGTTTGTGGCGGCGTATAACCAGAGCAAGCATTCATTGACGGATCTTGCGGACTTCAAGATGTACCGTCTGAACATTTGGCAGAAGAACACCAGCCCGTGGCTGAGGGCTGGGGCCTGGGAGGCGTGCAAGGAAGAGTTTACGGCGGATTCCCTCGTGGGGCAGCCGTGCTATGCCGGGCTCGACTTGTCGCGTTCCCGCGACTCCACTTCGATGGTTCTCGCGTTCAAGTGTGACGACGGCATAATCCGACTCATTCCGTACATCTGGCTTCCAGAACAGACGGCCCGTGAGCGGAATCATCTCGTGCCGTACCTCGATTGGGCGAAAGCGGGGCATATCGAACTGATGCCCGGTGGTGTTTGTGACTATGCGTTTGTGGAGCGGGCGGCGCGAGACGCGCATGAGAAGTTTACCATCCTCAACTTGGCGTATGACCCGTGCTACGCAGAGGAACTGACGCAGCGTCTTGAGGTTGACCACCAGTTGCCGCGGGTGTTGTTCAAGCAGACGCCATTGAATTACACCGCACCGACCACGGAATTTGAGCGGATGGTGATTACCCGCACACTGAGGCACACCGGCAACCCTGTTTTCTCGTGGCATGTCGGGAATATCGGAATCAAAGTGGATCCGGTTACGAAACTCCTGCGACCGTTGAAGGCGACAAAGGACCACTACAAATCCATCGACTCTGGACAGGCAGCAATCATGGCACTCAGCCAGGCGATGACTTCCGCTGAAGAACAATCCGTGTATGAATCGCGAGGTTTGCTGACACTATGAACACCAAGAAAACGACATCCAAGCGGACTTCGCGGCGGAAGCGGGAACTGCGGGCAACGTATCAGTCGCCATCGCAATGGCTGATTGACGCCTTGACCGGGGGCGAGGTGTCGTCGGGCGTGACGGTGAACGAGGCGACCGCGCTCAACGCTAATACCGTGTTCGCGTGCGTGCGGAATCTGTCGGAAGACATCGCGAAACTGCCGTTGAAGCTGTACCGGAAGGTGTCGGATAGGGAGCGGGAGGAGGCGTCGGAGGTTCCGCTGTACAACCTGCTGGCGAAGGCGCCGAACGATGAGATGACGAAGATGGACTTTTGGCAGGCCATGATGGTGGATGTGCTGCTGGGGGGTAATGGATACTCCGAAATCCAGAAGAACAACGGCGGATTGCCCGTCGCACTGCACAAGCTTTGCCGTTCGCGGGTGAAGCCGGAGCGGAACGAGGCCGGGAAGATTGTGTATCGGTATCGCAAGGATTCGGGCGAGGATGTGTTTCTGCCGGCGGCTGACGTTCTGCACATCAGGGGGATCGGGGATGGGCTCGTGGGTTGGTCTATCATCAAATTGGCGAAGGAATCCATCGGAATGACGCTGGCGGCGGAAAAGAACAGCGCTTCGTTCTTCGGCAACAACTCCACGCCATCGGGGACGCTGGAGACGCCGGGCAAGCTCGACCCCAAGGCGATGACGAACCTGCGGGAATCCTGGGAGAAGATGTACGGCGGACCCGACAATCGGGGTAAAACCGCCATTCTGGAGCAGGGATTAAAGTTTAATCCTATCTCCGTGACGCCGGAGGATGCCCAGTTCCTTGAGTCGCGGCAGTTCCAGGTGGAGGAGATTTGCCGGTGGTTCCGGATGCCGCCGCACAAGGTGGGGGATAGGACGCGGGCGCAGGGGTGGTCCACACTGGAAGCCACCAATGCCGACTACAAAACAGACACATTGCAGCCATGGACGGAGCGAATCGAGCAGGAAATCGAACGCAAGCTCATTCCTGCGTCGGATAAGACGCTGTACGCGGAGCACAACTTCGACGCGATGCTGCGGGCGGACACGGCGGCACGGGGCGCGTTCTATAACGCGCAGTTTATGATTGGCGCCATCAGCCAGAATGAGATCCGGAGGCTTGAGAACCGCAACCCCATCGGGCCGGAAGGCGACACGTACTATGTGCCGCTGAACATGGTGCCTTCGGATATCGCGGTGAAGGGTCCGCAGACGGCGGCGCCAGAGGCACCGGCACCCGAACCGAAGCGTGACGACAAGGTAATGCGGCTAAAAACCATTGAAAAGCCTTATGTGGACCTGCTTTCAGAGGCGTTCCGCGGCGCACTCACCATTCAACGAGACCGCGTTAGTCGCCACATTGGGAAGGCTGATTTTCGTGTGTGGGCCGAGTCGTTTTACCGGGACCACGAACTGCACGTAAGGGCGGCTATCGGAGGCGTGATGGAATCGTTTTCGGCCTCCACATGGGCGATTCTCACTCAATCGCCCATGACGCCCACCGTTTTAGACGCGATGAATGCGGAAATTAACCAGATTGCATCGCGGCATGTGTCTGTGTCGCTGTCCGAGATGGCGGACGCTGGCAAAGTGGAAAACTGGCTGTCTCGTGCCGACGTTGAGGCGAAGGCGGAACTGGCGGCGGTGTCGAAGTTGATTCTTGAAAAAGCAGGAGATTCGCTGTGAAAGAGCATTTTTGGGGCGTCAATAACACTCCCGCCGTCGAAATCCGCAAGGAAAAGGATGGCGTGAACGTGCTGGTTGGGTACGCGGCGGTGTACAACTCGCTGAGCGAAGACCTGGGCGGGTTCAGAGAGATAATTCGCGAAGGGGCGTTCGATGCCGCGCTGAAGGAAAAGCCCGACGTATCGGCGCGGGTGCAGCATCAGGGCGGGCTTTCGACCATCGGACGCACCACGAACGGCACCTTGAAGCTCACGAGCGACGATAAGGGGCTGCGGTATGAGGTGAAGTTGCCCAATACCACCGCAGGCCGGGACATTTACGAACTGGTGCAGCGCGGCGACATCGACAAGTCGTCGTTCGCGTTCAGCCTGCGGGACGAGGGCGACAAGGCGCCGGAGCAGTGGTTCTTTGAAAGCGACCCGCCCACGCGGGAATTGCTGAATCTGAACCTGCATGATGTGGCTCCCGTGGACGGGCCGGCATATTCGGCCACCACGGTATCAGCAAGGGCGCTGGAGCAGGCACGCGCGAAGGTCAAGCCGCCCGAGTTGAAGACGGATACCGACCTGAAGACGGAATACCACGCCGAAGTCCGCGAGCGTATCGCGGCGTTTCGGAAGTAAGGGAACGTTAAAAGGGTGAGCAGTGAAGAAGCGGGTGTACATAGCGGGGCCAATGACCGGCGTTGAGGATGAAAACTTCCCCGCATTCGACGCCGCAGAGGTATTCTTGCGGGGGCTGGGCTATGAGGTATTCAACCCCGCATCGCTCGGCCACTCCCAACCGGGCCGGGACCGCCGATGGTTTATGCTTCGCGACATGCCCGAACTACTTACCTGTGACGCTATCGCCCTGCTACCGAAATGGCACGCATCCGAAGGGGCAAAGCACGAGTTGCACACGGCCCGCCTGCTCAAGATGACGGTGCTGGACGCCACCACGGGCGCGGTATTCAATGAGCCCATCACCGCAGAGGCACAACGACTCACCACGCGGGACAGGCGCGACGTGTACGGGCATCCGATGGAAGACTTCTCCCGCATCGCCCAGCAATGGCAAGCGGTATTGGGATGCACAGTGACTCCCGAGCAAGTGGCGTTGTGCATGATTCAACTCAAAATCGGCAGGCTATGCGAATCCCCACACCATAGGGACAGTGTTGTGGACATTGCGGGATACGCGAACTGCCTAGACATGATCCGTCAGCGGAGGGAATCGGGTGGCTAATGTTCTTTACCTGATTGGAAGTTTGTTTTTTGTTGCCGGTACGCTCGTCAATATCTTCAAAAAGTAAGGAAGTGTAATGACGTTCGAGCGGTTTCTAGTGGTAGCTGACAACCACGGCGATGAGCAGGACGACGACGCCGTAGACGCCATGCTGGGCTTTAGCAAGTATTGGAAGCCTAAACACCGCATCCACCTGGGGGATAACTGGGATTTTCGCTGGCTCCGATCCAAGGCTAGCGAGGACGACGCACTCGACCCCAAATTACAAGCGGACTTCGACGCGGGCGTGACGTTCCTCGAACGATTTCGCCCGACTGTGTTTTTGATGGGGAACCACGATCACCGCATCCGTAAGGCGATGGATTCGCCCAAGGCAACGAAACGCAAACTTGCGGAGATGATATGGGCCGACATGGAAGACGCCCTTCATGGGGTCAAGCCGATACCCTACAACAAACGGGACGGGGTATACCCGTTCGGAGACACGAAGCTGGTGCATGGCTATTCCGCCGGCATTGGCGCAGTCCGAAAACACGCGCTAGTCTATGGCAAGGTATGGATGGGCCACCTGCACACCATCGAAAGCGTTCGGGTGGAGCGGCACGACTACGCAGAAGGCTGTTGCATCGGGTGTATGGGGCGGCTGGAGTTGGGGTACAACGAGGCGCAGATTGGGACACTGCGGCAGGAGAAGGGGTTTCGGTACGGGTTAATCTCCAACACAGGCGCAACCATCGCATGGCAGGCCCGCAGCATCGACAATAAGTGGATATTCCCCTCCGAGATGAAAGAGGTGAAGTGTGCGTAAGGAGACGCTGGCGGTTCTGGATGAATGGCAAGCTGAGTTTGAGCGCAACCGTGTCGAGCTTGATCCGCAGGCGAAAACGATAGCAGAACTAGCCGAGGGGTTCGGGCGTTCCAGGGCGTGGACCCAAGAGTATGTATCGGTGCAGGTTAAGGCCGGCAGATATACCAGAACCAGAAAGCTTGTCGAGAGAAATGGTTACATGTACCCCGTGTCGGCATATCGGATCGTCAAGAAATGATGGTGCCCCGTGTGCAGCCGTCCGCTGTGGCCTTGGGATTGGGATGACGATGATGATGACGATAGCCGAATTTCAAAAAGCAGTGGACGACTACCAGAAGGCGCGAAACCATACGGCGTGGCTGGTAAAGAATCTCGACAAACTGCCGGTGGTCAAGACCAAAGACGCGGCGAAAACACTCTACACACAGGCGGTTGACCAGGAACAGGCGGCGTTACGGGATCTATTGAACGCAGCAAGAAGGATGCAAGCGTGACGGTAAAAACCGAAGAATTACCGATGGTGATAGTCAAAAAGGCGTCTTGCCCGAAGTGTGGCACCCGACATGTGAACCGGGAAACGCACTGGGGGAACATGCGGGGTTATGTCTGTAAAAACGGGCACAAGTTCAAAGTTTTAGTCACTTATTGATGTTACTGCCGCTTACGGCAGTAAACCAGTAGCGTTGACCATTGTATAGCGTCTATTCTCTGTAGCAGATAACCGAATAGGCTTTTTGGGTGGTATGGTGCGACGCCAGAACACCCAAGCAGCAACGGTGAACCCACCCTGCGACGGGGCTGTGGCTCATCTGGCATGTTCAATATTTTTTCTGAACGTGCCGGTGACACGCCCCTGCACGCCAGAAGCCGTCTCCGGCACCCAACGGAGACGGCACCATGAAAACCATCCAAGAGCTTCGCGACGACATGAGCCACGCTCTTCGTTCCGCTGAAGACCTCAATGTCAAGATCGAGAAGGAAAACCGCCTTCCGAATCCCGACGAGAAGCGCTCGATTGACGACTTCCTGGCCGCGGCTACCCGCATCAAGGAAGAAATCGCCGCCATCGACGCCGCGGAAGCGCAGCGAGCCAAGCTTCAGGAGGCGATTGCCGGCCTGACGCAGCCCGCCGCACGCAAGGCACCCAGCGAGAATCCGAACCCCAATCCCGTGAACAGCGACACCCGCATTGAAATTCCCGGCCACCAGCTTCGCTTCGGCAAGTTGAAGGCGTTCCGTGGCAAAGACGCTGAGGTTAATGCCCTGAAAGCCGGCATGTTCCTTCGCGCCGCGCTGTTCGGCAGCTACACCGCTGCCCGCTGGTGCCAGAGCCACGGCGTTGAAACCCGCGCGATGAGCGAGGGAAGCAACACCGCTGGCGGCTTCCTGGTTCCCACCGAGATGTCCCAGGCGATCATCGACCTGCGGGAAGAGTATGGCGTGTTCCGCCGTAACGTCCGCGTGTTGCCGATGGGCCGCGACACCATCACCATTCCCCGCCGCACCAGTGGCCTGACTGCCACCTTTACCGGCGAAGCCGTGGCGCTGACCTCCAGCGACAAGGCGTTTGACCAGGTCCAGATGGTCGCCAAGAAATTGGGTGTCTACACCCTGATTTCCACCGAGTTGGACGAAGACGCCGTGATTTCCATTGCGGACGACATCGCCAGCGAAATGGCCTATGCCTTCGCCCTGAAGGAAGACCAGTGCGGATTCAACGGCGACGGCACCAGCACGTACGGCGGCATTGAAGGCGTCGTGACGAAGCTTGTTCCGGGCATGGCCGGCGCGGTCGATGCGACCTCCGGGCATGACACGTTCGAGGAAGTGGATGCCGCCGATCTTTCCCGCACGATGGCGAAGCTTCCCGCGTACGCCCGCATGGGCGCGAAGTGGTTCTGCTCGGCTCCCGCGTTCGACCTCATCTTCTCCCGTCTCGCGGTTGGCGCCGGCGGCAACACGATCCAGACGGTTGCCGGTGCGGTGCAGCGGTCCTACCTGGGCTACCCGATTGAGATTTCCCAGGTGCTCCCGACGACCACCAGCACCATCAACAACACGCCCATTCTGCTGTTCGGTGACCTGGGCAAGGCCGCAACCCTTGGCGAACGCCGCGGCATCTCGGTCAAGCGTTCCGATGAACTGAAGTTCCTTGAGGAACAGATTGCCATCAAGGCGACGGAACGGCTGGACATCAACGTCCACGACGTTGGCGATGCATCCAACGCCGGCCCCATCGTCGCACTGGTTGGTAACTCCTAATAGTTCGGCACCCTTGTGGGAGGGCTTCGGCCCTCCCTACACCTGACTTCTGACACAAGGATTTTCACATGATCTGCGAACAAACCGACAAGGTTGTCGTGCTCTTCGGACCCGGCACCACGGCGACCAACGCCGTCGCATCCAATTACTTCGACCGCAAGAATTACAACTACGCCACGGTTGAAGTTGCGGTTCCCCCCGCCACCGCCACCAACTCCAGCGCGAAACTCATCGCCCTGGCCCTGACGGAAGGCGATACCACCTCCAGCTTCGCGGCGTTCGGCGCTTTCGCCGGCACCACGAACAGCACCGCGGCTGCGACTGAATTTGTGCTCCCCGTCCACAACAACACCAGCGTGGGCGCCATCCACAAGTTCTACATCGACCTGCGGGCGCGTAAGCGGTACATCAAGGTCGCCGCCACGCCTGGCGCTTCCCACACCACCATCTTTGGCAAGGCCACGCTGAGCCGCGCCGAAACCGCTCCCGACAGCGACACCGAACGCGGTGTGTCCGTGTCGGTCATTGGATAAACCCAAGGGCGAGGGACTCACCCTCCCTCGCCCTACATTCCTGTAAGGGGGAATGCTGTGAAACTGAATATTGGTGCAGGTGACGTACCTCTTCCGGGTTACATCCCGGTGGACCGCAAGATCGGGAAAGAGGCGTACCCGCTCGACTACCCCGACGAATCCGCAGACGTAATCCGCGCCAGCCATGT